TTTAATTATTATGGCAACTTCATCAGATAAAGATAACGAATTTTTAGACTTTAGCTTACCGCAGAATGCATATGCAGCGTTTGATGCAGTAAGCTTAAAAGATTATATAGTTGATAGACTCAATACTAATGAAAAGTTTACAGATCAAAATTATGACGGTAGTAACTTAGCAGCAGTAATTGATATTATAGCTTATTCATACCATGTATTGTTGTTTTATTTAAATAATACAGCATCCGAAGTTAACTTTGATCAAGCATCAATCTATGAAAATATGAATAAGATTGTAAAGCTTATAGGATATAAGCCTGCTGGAAAGCAAACTTCAATAGTTCCTATAAATACTGTAGGTTCTTCTTCCATGGCTATAGGTAATTATACTATCAGAAAAAATTCATATTTTCTAGCTGATGGTATACAATATAATTTTATTAAAGACTATTCATTCAATAAAACTACTAGTAATTCTGAGGTTATAAAAACTTTAAATGACTCAGTCGTTCTCTATCAAGGATCAATAAAAGAATATCCTGATTATAATGCACAAGGAGAAGAGTTTGAAACGCTACCTATTGTAGTTAAAAATATTGTAGATAACAATACGCAAAAATTTATAGCAGATAACACAATAGATGTTTATGTAAAAGAAGTATCAAATAATACTTATTACCTATATAAAGAAGTTGAAAGCTTGTATTTATCAAGTGCTAGTGATAGAGTTTATGAAAGAAGGTTAAATGAAAATGGATTTTACGAAATAAAATTTGGAAGTGGAGTTTTTGGTAGACAGTTAAAGAGAGGAGATATAGTTTCTATAAATTACATTCAATCTGATAACACTGAAGGTATTATAAGTAAGAATGTTATTAATGGTAATAAGCTGTTTGTATACGACTCTTTAAGACAAAGACAGATCTTTAATGATACCTTTGCTAATAAGGATGAAACTACATTTATAGATATAACAAACAGTTCTTTATTAACAGTTAACAATCCTCAAAATTCAACCTCGTTATCAGATGAAGAAACAGTTGATCAAATTAGAAAAAATGCACCTAAAGCTTTTGCTTCACAACTTCGGTTAGTTACAGAATCTGATTATGAGGCTTTTATAAATAAAAATTTAGCAAATGTAGTTAACAGTGTAAAAGTAGCTAATAACGATTCTTACATTAACGAATATA